CTAATGTTTTTATCTCTAGCAACTCTATCTTTAGTAGCGTCAGCTTTGCCTTGCTCATAAAAATGTTGAGCGATAGTATCTGGGTTCATAGCGGTATAAATGCTTTTATGGTACCCTTGAGCATCATTGATAACATTATTTTCATTTAAAAACCTTTTAAACAAATTTTCAACGTCACTTTGTTTCTCCTTAACTTGAGCGGCATCTTTTATATTTAACCTAAACTTTTTATCTCCAACGTTATATTCAAAACCTTTGAAATTTTCGTTAAAGACTTTGTCAGTTTTGTTTCTAAAAACCTGTTGGTTTTTTTTAACCTGCTCTTGTTCTTTGTTGTACCTGCTGAAAAAATCTTGGGCTTTCTGTTGATCAGGTGTTAACTGTTTACTTCCAGCTTTAATTTCTTCATAGTATTTAGACTTTAAGCCGTCTAAGTGCTGTCTAGCATTAGCAACTTGCTCTTTCAATGCTAGTTTTTTTCTTCTTATTTGTTTCTCATCCATTGTTTCTTCATCGTAAGAAAAATTATCTTCCATAAGAAAGTTTATTTCCTCTAAACTTAGATGAGGTTTTGTTTTTCTGTAATACTCAAGTAAGACATCTTGATTGTCTAACTTAGATATATCTCGGTTTAATTCAACGTAGTCGTTTAAATCACCACCTGTTTCGTCCATAAAATCCATTAATTTTTGGATATTCTCTGGGACAGGCTCTCCGGTTTCCCTTGCTTCAGCTACAGCTTCTTCAACTTCTTCTTTTAGTTCTTCAACTTCTTTTTCCTTTTCTTCTGTTATCTCTTCTACAGTAGGTGTTTCTTTTTCTTCTACTTTTTCTTCTACCTTTTCAACAACCTCAACAACTGGAGTTTCTTCAACTTTTTCTTCAGTTGGTTTTTCTTCAGTTTTAGCAGGTTCTTCTTTTTTACTTAAATCAAGTTTAACCGTATTGTCTGTTTGTGCAAACTTTTTAGGCTTTTTGATTTTAATTTTGTCAACAGTATTATCTACCATTGGTTCTTCTCTTTTAGTAGTATCAACTACTTTTTTTTCTTTTTTTGCCATAATAAAATAAAATTATATAATTAGTTACCAATTTGTGGATTAAACTTATCTAATCCAATTCCACCTCCAAGTATATCATTACCTGAAGACTCAAACTTTTTACCATCACGTTTGATTCTCTCTCTATTGTCTTTTCTGTCTTCTCTCATGTTTTCAGTCCGCATACTATCACTTCTTTCTATCGCCCTTAATTGTTGATTTAACTCAAACTCATACTGCATTAATTCTTTTTTTAATCTAACTTCTTCTTGTAGGTGCTTTAGTTTTGTTTCCGCTTTAGTTAACTCTACTTGAGTATCAACCTCGGCTTTTGCTTGATTTTTCTGTATCTCAGCTTGAGCGGCAGTTTGCTGCGCTTGAGAGTTAGCTTGTGCTTGAGCTTGCATATTCTCTTGTTGTATCTTTTGATCTCTCTGAGCTTTCTTTTTTCTTTTAAGTTTTAATAATTGATTTGCTAGTTTTAAGTTTCTAACTTCTCTTAAATCTATAGCATCATCTAGTTCTATTAAACCTTGGCTCAAGGCTGTTTGTATGTTGTTTTCTAATAATTGTTTTTCTTCTTCGTCTGGTTCTAGTTCTATAAATATACCAAAATCGTATAAATATAATTCTTTCATTTCGTCTAACGTAGCTACATTATGAGCTCCTATTGCTTGTATGAAAGCATCTTTAGTATCTGAGAACTCTAGTATATCTGATATCCTTAAAGACAAGCACTCAGCTAGTTCTCTAGTTAAAAATAAAGAAGCTAATAAAATATGCCTTGTTGCCACGTTAGAATTAGCAGCCGCTAATTTTTGAACTCCAACTAAAGCTTTTGGATCTGGCATACTACCATCTCTAGCTTCATTTAATCCAGTTACATCTCTTATCATTTGTAGATAATAGTTGTAGTTACCAATTAAAGCTTGTAGTTTATTACCAGCTCCAGCCCCGTTAGATATTTCTTGTATAGGTATTTTACCAGGATTTTGGTCACCTTCAGAATTAAGTGATCTACCAATGATACTACCAGTTTGAAAAAACATGTTTAATGCTTCTTGGGGATTATAGTTAGTTCCATTACCTAAATCTACTTCAGCTAAACCGTCAGCGTCTAAATAAACTCCATCTGGAACCATACGAGACATTACTTGTTGTAGTTTTAAATGAGTTAGTTGAATCATATCAGCAAAACCAGTTATTCTACTAACTAATGATTCTATTCTACCATTGTACATTCTAGGTGCTACAAGAGAGTAGTTCATTTTAACTTTGTTAAAATCACTTTTATCTCTCATCATGTTTTCTGCCATCTCCCATTTAAGTAATTTATCTGTACCTAAAACTAAAGCACCTTCATAAACCGTTTCAACCACCCTAGCTAATCTTTTAAAATTAACTTGGCTTTCTTCAGGAGGATTAAACTGATCGTCTTTATTGACTACCTTTTCAGTACCTGTAGCAGTTTCTTTAACTTTATAAACATCGTTCATATATGTTTTATAATTAAAGTAAAGTATCTGTACTTTATTTTTATCATTAACTTCTTTGTATGTATGTCTACCGCTAGGTCTTTTAGCAGACTTACTTATATCTTTTAAATCAGATTGAGATAAATGTGGAAACTGTCTAGCTACTTCATTTATAGGAACTGTTTTTATTTCTCCTATATAATAGATATCATCGAAATGAGGTGAATCTGAATAAGAATATATTATATTAGCAGGGTCTACATACTCAACGGTAACGCCCTCGCTAAAGTTAAAGTTAGTTTTAACACAACCCATACCAACAACAGCTAAATCATATATAACTCTTCTTCTAATTAAGTCGTAATCGCTACCTTGTAGCAAAACTTCTATAGCTTGTTCTTCCGCTATTTCAACAGCTTGCTTGTAATTAAGCTGCATATGTAATGCTAACTCTTCCTCTGAATCAGGAAGTTTTTCTTTTTCGTTTTCATATAAATCTATATTGAATAAGTTTTGAGCCTGATCATTAAAATCTTTAGCCTGCATGTCTCTAATAAGAGATTCCATGTATTCTGTTCTTTTGCTAACACCGTATTGATCTTGTGAAAAAGCTTTCACGCTGTAACTTCTATTAGCCATACCGTTGACAACAATATCTACAAATTTAGGAATTATTGGGACTGGCTTCCAGTCTAGGTTAAGATAAGACAAATCACCATTGATAGATAACTCATCTTTATATTTCTGTATAGATTGTTCTCCTCTAGCGTATAATCTTAATTTATGAAACTCTGATTGAGTATCTAGGTATTTAGTACCTTGAGATGATCCAAACCACTCTGACTCTATGGCTCTAGCTACTTGCAACCCATATTGTGAACTAGCTTTTTCTATATCGCTAACAACTTGAGATGGGAAGTTATTATATACTGATTCAGGCATATTTAATTGTTTATTATTCTGGACTTGTATCCATTGTTATTATATTTAGATATTTGTATATCAACTGGGTTTCTTTCTTTTTTAACATTAGGAGTATACAAATGTCTATTACAAGCCATTATAGCTAACCCACTACTTATAGTTGCATCAAATTTAGTTCTTTTATTTATATCGAACCTACCCCAATCGTTTAAAGTCTCATTAAAATACATCGTTCCGTAATTTCCGTCACCTAAGTGACCAACAAAATCATTAATATACATTTCAATAGCAGCCGCGTGAGCTTGCTTTATATCTTCGCTTGAGTTTGGTATTCCACCTACTTCTTTTTCTGCTGTAGATAGCTTGTTCCAAACTTTATCTGGTCTGTTCATAGAGAAACCTCTATAACCTCTTCTTCTTAAATAGTATAGTAGTCTTGGTTTGTTGTTCTCTGCTAGTAAAGGCATGCCGTAAAATACTAATGACATTAATACATCTTCAAAGAATATCTCTGCGGTTTGAGGTCTTGCTATATATTCTAAAAAAAAAGTACTAGGTGGAGCATCTTCCATGCTAAACTTAGTTAATCCATGAAGCGATCCTTTTGATCCTTTACCATCAACAGTACCGCTAATGTCATAACTATCACAGCCAAACGCACCAACGTGGTCGTTTCCTGGGTACTTAATTCCATTTTTTATTATTATTTTATTCTGAAGGTTTAAAGGCGGAACCCAACTAACTTTGAATCTTCCCTTTGGATCTGGATAAAAAATAACATTAGTATCTTTTATACCGTTTAACCATTGAAAGTTGCCAATGTTAACAGCAGCGTTATACCTACTACCTTCATTATAATCTATTTGTTCGTATATTTTAACCAAATTAAATATACTATTTTTTGTTTCATCTCTAAAAGCGTGTTCAGTTGTTCTAGGAAACTGACGGTAAAACTCATTTAAACCATCTTGATCATCTCGTAAACCATCTGCTTCGTTTTCCCAATGTTCTATAATGCCTATATCTATCACCTCACCATCAGGTCCTAATACGCTTTCTTCAGGTGTTTCAAAAACTGGATATCCATATTGGTCGATAAATCCCTCGTAGTTCCATTCCATTGGAATAAACAAAGAATATAATCCAGATTTAGTTTGCCCGTTTCTATTTCTTTTAGTAGCATCAGAATCGTTGTAAAGTTTTTTAAAGTTATCTCCACCTTTATCTAATGCGTTACTAGTGCTACCCATCATACACTTACCAACTATTCTACTACCTAATCTTAAACATGTTTTTGTAACACGCCAGTTATTTAGTATATTATCTGGTCTTTCCCACTTACCGCTTTCGTCGTGTACTAATAGGTTTAACTTTTCACCATCATAACTATTATCTCCAGTATTCTTCCAGTCAATAGTTGTATCTAAACCTTCTAGCTCTTCAAGCTTTTCACCGCTTGTTATTTTTTTCCTAGTAAACTTACTAGCTGGAACTCTATAAGCGAGCTCTGATTTAGGTCTATCCATACCGTCTTGTATGGGTTTAAAGAAAAAAGGATAATTTATACTTATAGGTACAACTTTATCTGTAAACATTTTCTTTGCATCAGCACCGCTTTTAGATAGTATTCCATATCTAGCATCACTTGAAATGGTGGCTAAGTTAACTGTTTCCGCTGATGACATAAAAGAAAAACCGGAACGTCTGTTTTTTAAATAACACATCCCATAACATCTTTTATCAGCTTTACAGGCTTCCCAAAACAAAAAGAATAATCTATTAGCTTCTCTAAAATCAGGAGCGCCTACATCAATTTTGCTCCATTGTAAATACATATAGTGAGCGCCCGTTATATATGTAGGCTTATCTTTGTTTAAAAACCAAAATCCTTCATCTCTTCTTTTAAACTCTTCATCTATATAATCGTACCACTGATCTTTAGCTTCATCTGGATAGCCTCTCCAATCAAATATATTCTTAAGCTTACCTAAAGCTTTTGGGTAATTTATTTTTTCCCACTTTCTGTTTTTGTTCTCGTGCACGTTTTTCGGCATCCTAGGCAAAGCAATGCGCAAACCTTGCATTTCAAGTATTTCACCAATTGTACCATTTTTTGATATAACGATAATATCGTTTTCTTTATTGTATCCATATTTCCATTTTTTAGATTTGTTAAGACGATTAAGTGTTGTCTTCTTAACAGGTTGTATTATTTTTATTAATGTTTGTTTATAGTTCATTTTGATCTTCCTTCTGCAAAACCTTTAAATACTCTTTCTTTTTTATCTTCTAACTCTTTACCTTCTAAAATGTTTTCTTCTTCTTGTATTCTATTAAGTATTTCAAAGGCATCAAATATAGCTAGTTTTTTAGTAGCTGCAGCGTTTTTTAATCTATCAGCAGATATATCATCATCACTATCTACTATAGCTTCTTTAGCTACTTTAATTAACTCTTCAACTGCTTTATGCCCAGCTTGGATTATACGTTTCTTCGTTTCTTTTATTTTCATATTTCATTGTAATGTATTTATCCATAACCCTGTAAAGTCTTTTTTCATCTATCACAAACTCGTATTCATCTCCAGGTGAAAATCCAACTATATCTCCTTCTTTAATATCACTGCTTCCGTAAACAACTTTACCTACTAAAGGTTTTTCTGGGTTTAATTCATACTTTGATTCACTTTTAACTGGTTGCACAAAGCAATAACCTTTTAAAGGCTTCCATTTGTTTTTATTTTTATGTAAAAATATTTGATCAAAAGTTACTATGAATAAATCTTCTTTAATAAAACTACGACTATTCTTTTCTCTACCTTTCATATCGTGCCATCTTCTAAAAACATTGTGATGTATGATCAGTTCGTCACCCGGTAGTATATCTGTTTTATACGCGGAAGGAGAAGAAACAACTTCAGCATGTCTATTTATAAACGCGTGATTAGCTATCTCTGTATTTAACAATAGTTTTTTATCTCCCACCTGTTTAGTGTTGGTGTATCTACCACCTATTGGTTTAACTAAAAAATAAAAAGGACTTTTCATTAATATTCTAAGTTATACTCTACAGATATAGCCATATTTTTGTTAAAATCCTTCCAAGGTATAATCGCGTTATTTTTTTTAATATAAATAGAATACTTATCTTTTTCTTCTAGTATATCACAAATAGTATGACCACCGTAAACCTCTTGACCAACAGAGTAATGCATTGCATCGTTCTTATAATCTTTACCAACACTTATTTTTCTAATTAACTTTGTCATCTTCTGAATAGTTTATAGTACCATCTTCAATATTGATATTATCAGTACCATATTCTTTTTTAAGATCTTTTTGAAGAGACGTTAATATTTCTTGTTTGTTAGCTAAATTATGTAAAAAACTATGTTGAGTTGTTAATAATCTACCAAGCTCCATATAAGTTTTGTTTATCTCGCTAACAGTTGTTTGTATTTCTTTTAAGTGTTTTTCACTTACTTGCGTAGGTTTTAAGTCTACGACTTTTTCTTTTTTTGCCATTTTATTTAATTTAAGTTAATTTGTTTTTATCTTTCAAAAGA